CTATATTCATTAGCTAATCCAGTCATTTGCAATCTCCTCACATTTAAGTTCACCATTATTAAAACATACATAATACTCTTTATCATTCATAACACAGTCCTCTATAACTTTGAGTAGATCTCTACATCTATCTACAGTCCAGTCAACATCTGGCATAAGTGGTATCACCTTGCTTAATTTACTTTGACTGTTAATGAGTATCAATCCAGCTTTTTCCAATTTTATATTCTCCTTCCAATGGACAGAAACTATTGAAATGCGTACCTGCATCTCGAATGCACTGTCGTAAAATGACACCAACTTTCTCTGCATCTTCAGCTTTACAATCCCATTGCATTTCATCATGGACTACTGCAACTTGGTAAGCATCTAGACCAGCTTCTTTAATTCTTTTATAGGCTTGCACCATTGCCCACTTCATACACACAGCTTCATAAGCTTGTAGATATGTTGACATAGCAAAGTGTGCAGACTTAATAGGAATCTTTCTACCATCAAGACCAGTGAAGAAACCTATCTTAGCTCTGTACTCAAGCTCTTGTTGAAACTTGTTCCAGCCTTTACAGTTCTTCTTCAATCCTGCAAATGCTGCAAGACCTTTATCATATCCTCCAAGGATCTGTCCAATCTTTGCAACACCTGCTCCCATAATGATAGCGAATGTACAAGTCTTACCTTTCTTACGCCCCATTACCATATCGTGATTGCTTTCATCGTACTCTTTATTAGCTGGGTTAAGTCCGTACAATGTACTAAAGTAGTAGTGCATATCTTTATGAACAATGTTGTAACGTAAGTTATCATCTTTCATATAATGACACAGACCTCTCAGCTGAATGTTACTAGCATCACAACCTACTAACAGTCTACCTTCTTCAACTGTAAACATCTCTCTGCAAACCTCACCATAGAGTCCTTTAGAGGGAATGTTACCAGTGTTAGGATTCCTGTGAGCCATACGATGAGTAGCTGTACCAATGCTTAACACATCTCCGTGTACTCTATCGTTATCATCACAAGCATCAAAGTAAGATTGAATTAGAGTAGAGCGACTTTTGAGAACTTTACATTCCTTAATAAGTTTTAACTCATTAGGTGCGTCCTCTCTCAAGGTATTTAAGTTCTCTTCGCAGACTTTTGGCTGACCGGCAGGGGTAAAGATAAAAGGTTTCCAATAGTCTTTGAGTCGCTCTACAATTTCAGAAGGACTATCAATAGAAAACTCCTTCCAAATGTACGAGAATCTTCTGTAAGTATCTGTAGATACAGGCTCTAACAAACCACTATCCAAGATCCTTTGACTGACTGCATTAGGTTCTCCAGCTTTATTTCTTTTAATTACCCACAGTTTTTCATCATATTTCTTTATCTTTCTAGGTGGAAACAACTCTTTAAGTTTGCTGATGATCTCAAAGTATCTGTTATCAATCTCAGTTTTTACTTTTATAGCGAGATCTCTGTTCAATTTAAAGCCGTGTTTCTTTTGTAAAGATAATAAGTACTGAGAGAACTGTTCAAGTTCTATAGACTCTCTTGTAAATCCACGAAGATCTTTCTGAAGTTGTCGGTACACTGCTAAGTTTACATTAACATCTTGAATACAGTAGTCCTCCATCTCCTGTGTCCAGTGTGTCCAGTCTTCATTGTGATCTTTGTAGACTCCTAAACGCTCTCCCCAATCTCTTAAACTGTGTGCTTTTCTAGAACTGTCTGCAAGTCTTGAAAGAACTAATGTATCTATGATATTCTCTACAGGTATGACAACCTTCCACAACTTCTTTAACCAGTATCTATCAAAGCTGATGAAGTTATGACCGATAACTCTATCATATCCTGCAAAGTATTCTCTACATTTATCTGCATCACCCTCTCTAAAGACTGTTACAAGATCAGTATCTACATCTCTACAGACACAGCACCAAATATGCTGACAGTTTTCAACACCGTCTGTTTCAATATCACAAATACATTTCTTCATTTAACCCTCCAATAGGTAGTCAATACTCTTTCTTTGCTTTCTAGCAATTCTGATTAGATATTTAAGAGGAACTGCTCTAGCTTTCTTATGGTATGCATTACAGATTGCAGCAGTTACTTTAGGATTCTTACGATTGACATAAGCACTCATATATGTATCATATAAATTCTTAAATGTCAAGTCTTTTATTTTATATTCTGGATCACCTGTACCAAATACTGCATACTGAAACGATACATTCAATGCTTTCAACAGCCTGTTTAAGCCCTTTAAATTAGCCGTGCAGCAGCGCTCATAGAACCGACTATAGAGTGTACCTCTTTTATATCCGAGTGCTTTCTCTGCCTCAAAAATAGACTTGTAACGTGATAATATAATCTCGATAAGTCTATCATTAGTATTGAGTAGTTGGTAGTACTCTGCTGAAAAGTTACCCCAAGAGTCTTTTTTAATACTGTACCGTTCCTTCATATACTCTTTCATATTTATAGTACTTCGTGTTGTCTTTAACATTTCTGAACCTCTCTAACATATAATCATAACCACCACTGACAATAACAAAGTTACTATCAGGTTTTTTGTACTGTGCTTTTACAATTCTATTACGTCTATTAATATTTGTAATGTAAAATTGTTCTGCATCAAAGTGTACATCTGAGAAAGTGAATCCGTAGATAAGTTTATCTCTCATCAAATCTGCAAAGAGCTTTCTCATATTCTCTGAGGCACACGATAGATCAATCACTGTCCTCTGAGAACTCTTCAAGTGATACTTCAGTAAGTCTTGTGGTGTCCTGATCGTATATAACTGCAGCAGCTGGCCCTTTAGTACCGAAGTCACGGTTTTTAAGAACCCTAAGAATCGTTGTATTAGCTTTAACCCTGTCTTCATCTTGACTATTCCTTTCTAATCCTATTACAATATCTGATAATTGTTTAATACTTGAAGCACTCTTTAAGTCATCAAGTGTAACGTGTCCACCTTCTTCGTGTGTCTTCGAAGCATTAGCAGACTTTCTTAAATGACAAGCAGCGAGAATGATTAACCCTTCTTCAACAGCAATCTTCTTCAACTCTGCCATCAACTTGTTTAGTTTAGCTACAGTGTTTTCTTCACTACCTTCTGCAATCATTGTAATATGATCCAAGATAATGACTTTACAATCTCTAGCCTTTGATAAGTATCTGATCTTATCTATCAACAAGTCAATATCATCGAAGTCAAAGCCGTCAAAGAGATCTAGTCTATGACCTTGATCAGTCTCTTCAAACCACTTCTTTAAATCTTCAGGCTTTTGTGCATTCCATACATCAGGCTTTCGTAGATTTAAACCAGCCTCTAATGACATCAATGAGATAGCTGTGTCTTCTGCTACTTCCTCTAGAAAGAATGCACCAATCCTTGTAGTTGTTGTCTTTAATATGTGCTGAATAAATGTCTTTAGAAACAATGACTTACCTTGTCCAGTACCTGCAGCAAACACTACAACCTGTGAAGGTCTGACACCATATAACATTTCATTAACACCTGACCAAGGTGTAGAAATATATGATCGTGTCTTGTTAAAGTCTTGTAACCTGTCCCATAGTTCAGACATCTCTACAATATCTTTAGGCTTGTATGCCTCTGCTTTCCACCAGTAGTTCTTAAATTCTTCAACCTTACCGGCTTTTAAAAACTCATTAGGATCTTTCATATCCTCTGGCAGTTTGACGATGAGAACTTTCTTAGGTGGTAACAATGCAGCAATTCTTTGTACACCTTTACGACCTGGCTCATCACCATCAAAGCATAAGACAATCTTTTCAAAGCTGTCTAGATATTCGTAGTTCTCTTTAATGCTCTTTACAGAGCTGCAACCGTCTTTGATAGACACAACAGGGTACTTACTCCCTTGCATCTGAAACACAGACATTGCATCAATCTCTCCTTCTGTAACAGTAATGTAATTACCTTTAGCAGGAAACACATTCTGTCCAAATAGTGTAGCTTCCTTCATAGAACCAAGGCAGTGGAATTGTTTACCTTCAACAGTTCTTACTTTCTGTGCTACGATTTTACCTTCTTTGTTATAGTAAGGATAGATATGCTGTGCAATGCCATCAGCTTTAGTGATAACTTTTACACCATACTTTTTACAAGTCTCAGCTGTAAGTTTTCTATCAGGGATACCATTAACAGGTAGTGACCCTGCATCAATCTTCAAAGACTTTAAAGCATCTTCGTCCATATATACAATCTCCTTTCTCTCTCCTTTTCTGTAACTGTGGCAACTAAAACAGTATGAAGACCCATCATCATAATACGACAAGGCATCGTGACTTCCACAGTCCTCACACGGTTGATGAGGCTTGATTAAATTTGCCATAAATCCTCCAGTTCTTCTATCTTCTTCAATGTTTCTTTAGCAGTTTCATAAGATTCTTCATCAGTTGTAAAGTTCTTAATACTTTTTAATGCAGTTATAAGTTCTTCAATGATCTTATCAGTATTCATACACACCTCCTTTCTTACTGCTCGATAATATTTTATAAGTATTTGATATATAATGACAATTTTCTTACTGCTCGGTAAGAGTATCAAAGATTAGTTTACCATCTTCAGGCTTAACAGCATTTCTCAACAGCAGTCTTGCTTTAGTCTTACCGATGTTGTACTTTGATAAGTCATAACCGTAGGCTTTTGCCATCTTATCAGAATCGTCACGAATACTATCATACCTTTCATTGTAGTTATTGTCAAGCATTAAATTATTTTTTGATAATCAGTAACAGTGTCTACCATAGATAACTGTAGGTTGTATCAAAGGTTTATAGTAAGGCTTTACGTTCTCTATTGCAAACATACCCTTATAAAAATGCTGTAACAATATGATCTCTTGGTACAAAGTCATATCAGGATACTTCAGATCTTGGCTATGATACCTTGTCATCTGTAGCACACTGTGAGTAGGACACGGTGGACTTGCCCAGATGAAATCAAACTCTCTAAAGTGTTGTCTCAAATACTCGTGAGCATCTGCAACAATGACTGTGTCCTTTGGAAACAGATCTTGATAGATACTTGCAATCTCTGGCACAATTTCTACTGCAGTTATATCGTGTTCATCACCCCACAGCTTTCTATTACCACCGATACCTGCGTACAAGTTAAGTATTTTCATTGCGTGATCCTTTCTTTATTACTTCTAATATCTTATCCATATCTTCATAAGTGTACTTGTCACCTAAAGATAAAAAAGTACTACCATAAATTGTAGATAATTTTATAGCAACTGTACCGGATTTATACACAACTATACTAAGTAATGTACCACTATCATCATCTGTGCTGTTAAGTGATACCAGTATCAGTGGGTACGAATCATCATTAGGCACATTATATTTCTTACATAAGTCCTCCCAAGTCATAAGCAATCTCCTTTCAATCCTTTAATAATCAGTTCCATATCATCTGGTGTTCTATTTTTAGCAAGAGCAAAATAATTTATACCATACCTACCACGATTTAAGATATGCACATTGCCAAGAAAATCAAACTGAATCTTAGTGTCTGCATCAAGTACGAGAGTAAACATCTCATCACACGTTGGTGCATACTTATCTAATAAATCTGACCAAGTCATTTGTATTTTCCTCCTATACCTTATGCAATGCTTCCATTGCCAATTCTGCATAGAGCTTTACGTCGTTGTAAGCCTCGTTCATTTTTGCAAGGTAAGACGTAGCAGCATCAATAGCATCTGTTAGTTTATTGTCTTTCATTAACATAAGAGCCTCTAACTTTATTTCTTCAATCTTAACTGGTCGGCAGTGGCTGTATGGAATGTCCGAATCAGTCCAATACCACGATGAATCGTCTGAAAATTCTGCTTTTCCATAGATTCCGATAACTTTATCTTCTTCATCATTGTCCCAGAACCAGCATAGTGTGCCAATCACAATGTCTTTCATCGTTTTCTCCTTTACCAATCAAACTCAATTAAATATGGGTTTCCACTCTTTGTGTACTGACTAGCAACCTCACAATCCAACCAGTCAGGAAACAGGTGCTCTCTTACCAGCTTTTGTGCAAAATGGCTGCAGTATTCAAAGTAGTTCCAACCTTCAGGGCATTTCAGTTTGCAGTT